TGGTAGGAGACCCCGAATACAACATCGGTTCCGGAGACCAGGTCGCAGGCTACTTATTCGACACTCTCGGCATAGACCCTGTCGCCCTCACCAAATCCCGCACTCGCGGTTCCGTAGACGACAAGGCCCTGGAAGAACTCAAACTAAAACACTACGACCACGAGCTCGTCCAGGAATTCATCACAATGCGTACCGATTTTATGGAACGCCAAAAGCTGAAAGGAACCTATGTCGACAAACTCCAACAATTCGTTAAACCGGACGGCCGTATCCATCCACATTTCCGGATCACCCGAGTCGTCTCTGGCCGTTTCGCTTCCCACGACCCGAACATCCTGGCTATCCCCGTTCGTAGCGATCTCGGCCGCGAAGTCCGTCACGGTTTCATATCACCCCCCGGCAAAGTACTCGGCGCCTGGGATCTTGACCAGATAGAAATGCGCGTCTTGGCCCACGAATCCCAGGACTCCAACATGATCTCCGTTCTTTCCGATCCAACGCGTCACATTCATAAGGAAACCACCCATGAAGTATTCGATATCCCAGTTTCAAAAGTTGATAAAGAATCCTGGCAGTACATGGCATCAAAGAACGTATCTTTTGGAATCGTTTATGGCATCACAGCAGAGGGTCTCCGAGCTCAGATGGCTCAGAGAGGACAGTTTAGAACACTGGAAGAATGTCAGGCTATTATCGATAAATATCTCGAACTGGCTTATCCCGGCGTCAAAGACTATATGGAACGTTGCAGATCTTTTGCGGCACGGCATGGCTTTATCCGCTCCTTTTGTGGACGTATCCGGTACCTTCCTGGCATACATTCGCCTATATCTTCCGTCCGCTCTGAGGCAGAGCGTGCCGCAGGAAACCACCCTATCCAAGCCGGCGCTACCGACATCATGAAAATGTGGATGGCTCGCGTCTGGCACCGTATCAAATCCGGAATCGCAGAACCTCTCGTCCCGGTCCATGACGAAATCGTACTTGAGTTCTCCGAAAACGATGTTACACTTGTTGATGCGATAGTAAAGGAATCCCTAGAGGAAGCAGTAGATCCTCTCAACTACTCAGTACCCATAAAGTGCGGCGGCAACATCGCTCACGACTGGGGTGCGTTAAAATAGGAGTCACCATGCTTATCCAATGCAATCGCTGTTTAAACAAATCAGTCTACATCAAAACAAAAGGCCCACACATAACCCTCTACTGCGCCGCTTGCAACGCGTACATCAAACACATATCAGGCGAAGACTACGCAAGACTCGCCTCACTTCAGGAGGAACCAGGATGTGGCCGTTCAATAACAAAACTCGTAACACAACCTACACCGAACTCACCCTCAAAGACAAAGCCAAAAAAGGGTGCCATCACCAATTCAAAAAAGCCCACGCAATCGAAGGAGTCCAGTACTACTACTGCCTCCGATGCGAAGCCCGAGCCTACATCGACCACTCCCGACCAGGAACGCCCCCCGTTTTAATCAAGGCCAACCATGTCGGATATCATGACAGGAGAAAATAATGAAACACTGGCTAGTAAAAATCAAAAAGGCAACAGTAATAATACAGGCCGAAACCGCCACTGTAGTAAACGGCGCATTAACTTTCTGCAATTACGAGCCTTTGCGGCACGTTCTCGTTATCGCTCCAGGCGAATGGAAATTCTATGGAGCATCCGATTCAGAAGGTGTATCTCTAGGTCTGAGATTTAAAATCCAGGAGGCGCCCGAATAATGTCAACTCCATCTCTAATACCAGCCCTCACCCTCCGTGATGTCCTGGCCACCAAGATCCACGTCACCGACGAGCAACTCGCACGTCTCGCTGCAGTCGACCGCGTCCAGATCCTCAAGGCTATGGTTCACGAGGCCATAGAAAATCTCAAAGGACTCAACCTCCTATGGGACGACAAGGTCGTAGTCCTCATGTATCGCGAGTGGCGCGACTCGTCCAAATTCGATTCCGGAGTCTTCCACTGCAAGATCCCCAACTTCCAGCAACTCAAATCCGACCTCAAAAAGCGCCTGGAAGCCGAAGGGGAATCTCTTATGATCCCTCAACAAGACGTCAAAGGCATCTGCGGAGTCTGCGATAAATCAATCGCCAGCTCGGAAGACTATTTCACAGACAACTATGGCATTCACTATCACGACACCTGCCTATCCCAACTTTTACAGGAGAAACAAAATGACACCGAGAAGACTAAAAATAAAACCGGGAACAGTGAGGACATACACCGGCAAGATCCTGACAGTGAAGAACCCGGACCCGTCACTACTTGATTTCATCGACATTGCCCATCACCTCAGCCTGGAGTGCAGGTTCACAGGATCAATCCCTATTCACTACTCTGTCGCCCAGCATAGCGTCCTGGTGGCGTCCGCCTTCAACTCCCGAATCCTATCCCTCCTGGCCCTGCTCCACGACGCCTCGGAAGCTTACATACGAGATATCCCGCACCACGTCAAACGTCTCCCCGAGCTTGCCGGCTATCGCAAAATCGAGAAGGCCCTCCAACTCGACATCTATGACAAGTTCGTATACGAGCCGCTCAACCTGACCCGCGACGCCGAACACGACCGCCACATGGCTATGATTTCCGAAGTTGATTTGGATATGTGCGCCACTGAAGCGTGGCATTTGACTGGATCTGAACTACCAGATCTCAAAACTGCAGGCATCCGGCCATACCCGGATCTCGAAATAATACCCTGGAAAGCCAAGCTGGCCGAATCTGCATTTCTTGCAGCTTACAATGCTATATCCCCTTTACCCGTCGAACTCCTTAATCCTCGTCAGGTAAGGCATCTATTAAGCCTGGGACAACCTTCAACACCAAAGTCAATCCCACAGGGAGTCTTGAGTGTCCGTTCTTCCGCCACTGCTCCAGGCCCTTAGCTATCATCCTTTGCCCTGCCGCGCTCAGGTTACTCGCCTGAGTTTCGGCCGGGAATGTCACATGGTATTTCCCGCTGTCCAACATGATCTTACCTTTGTATCGTTTCATCCCGCATCACTCCTTTCCCATAACAGGCATCATAGACGTCTCACCTCGCCGCGACTCGAAATTACCTCTCCTGTCTATAGCCTCCAGGTCAGGTTTCGCGAGCGTTCGTGCAAACTTTCTCACCTCAGTTGCATGAGTGACATCCATCAAAAACTCGTGCATAGCCCAGGAGTCCCGATCAAAGAATTGCTCCCCACACCGGAAGCAGACACCTACAACCTTCACCTTCCTTTTCCTGAACGCTATCTGCTGATACGGATATACCTGATGACGAATCCCATGCACTCTCGCATCACCTTCCTTCGTTGTCGTGAATCTGCAGTTCTTACACTTCCATACTGTCTTGGTCAAATCACACATTCTTTTTATCCTCCGGTTCAAGTGCGTCGTCCACTGAAAAGACATAACCATCACAATTGGTACACACCAGCTGTTTCAATCCAATCCACCAGTAGCATTCACTGTCAAAATGCACATCTTCTGATCCTTCACATTTTGGACAACGATAGCCGGTGTATTCTTCTGATATTTTCTGCAACAAGGATTTACTCATCTCAAAATCTCCTATTCTGATTCCACCTGCTCATCTTCCTCAACATCCTTGGCCTCGATATCAATGATAACCTCACTGAACTCCCAGCCGCAATACCGACATCTACTCCAGTACCTGTTCCCCAGAGCTCCCATCGGAACCCCAGGACCTCCACATCTCGGACAACTTCCCATCACTCCTCCTCTATTGATTTCATTTCCCTATTAACAATTACACAAGCACAACAAAAGCAATTTAAACATAGCGGTTTTTCGTGCCTGGTACTTACTGATGCGTGCCGGTCCCTTTCTGATTGGGATAGCTCCCTAGCCATTTCTTTCTGTCTTTCAAAAAAATCACTATCCGACAGGTTGTTATTGTCAAGTATATACATATTAGCCCCCCTTCCGGCTTAAGGTTTGAGTCTTATTTGCAGTTCTCCGTTTCCGTCCATTTTCCAGCGACTAATTCGCGACATTGACCCGATGGGAATATTTTGTAAAAATGTCCATCGTCCATCCACAATGTCATGGGACGATTACGCTCACGGCAAATGTCGAATGCTTCCGTCCAATCAGTGAAGGTATTATCATGTTTCATTGGTTTCATTCCTCCCGGTTTAAGGTTAATCCTGCAATCCGATACTCTGAAGAACAGAGTACCGAACAGCGGAATTAATCTATTAATTGTTGAAATAGTCTGCAATTTGATCGTTTATATAGTCCATAGCGTGGGATAATTTGCGTGTTATCTCGTAAGGTAATCCTTCTATCTTACACTGCTTCCATGCTACTTGCAGAGTTTTATATGCTTTGACTAAGTTTTTCGACATTTCATTCTCCCGGTTTAAAGGTTTATTCCTTCCACTGTCCCGGCACGAATGCCGGGAGTATGCAGGGATTAAGTAATGGGCCACTGTTTGGGATCGGCCAATATAATACGGACAGCCTTTCGTGCGCTTTCTTCCGTAAGGTGCTGACAACCTATTATTTGATCCTGACTTTTTAATGGTGGACGATTGACTACATCATAAAAGCCATCACTGTTTTTGATTACTCGTACTTTCATGGTTTCATTCCTCTTCTTCCTTACATCCACCTGTTACATGCGCCATCGCTCTTCCGGCCAGTGCCTTCCGATCCGCATCCGTCTTGTTGAACTCGAACAGATACGCGCTACACAGAGGACAATCAAAAGCACACGCCTTGTCAGTCTCCGGCGTATTCTCTTTGATGTTATTCTCGATCTCCAGCTGCAGCCAATCCTGGTGCAGGTGTGCAAACCCTGTCGCCGCTACTGCAGCTTCCGGCTCAACCTCTGCCGGCTCAAGCATGCACTCATCCCAGTACTGTCCACAATCTCTACAGTGGTGAAACCCAGTCGTGAATTTTAAGAAAAGCTCGCCACCGCAACCGGGGCAATCGTAATATTGTTCGTCTGCCATTTTGTGTTCCTCCTTTATTTGAACCCAGTTTGACAGATCGTCAACTCACTGTCAACAGCAATCGACATTTATTCACGATTTATTTTTGCATGCAATAACCGTGCCAGAACCACCGAATTGTGCAGCTTGTATTTCATCAGCCAATCCGTTAGCCGATAAGCCTAGTTCGTATGGTTCATCGCTTCCGCTGAATGTAACCAGACAAGAGAATTTATTTGTCGGGTGGCTTACTATCGTATCGATGTTATCCAAGTTGATATACCCTAACCTCGGGTGATCCTGCCCTGTAATGAAATCAATCCCAAATATTTTCATATCTAATTTCCTTTCCAAATAATAATATCATCACAAACTTCACTGATCTCTCCCTCTTTCCACAGCCACTTCAACACCTGCTGCAGATCTTGCTTCACTCTCATCCAGCACCGGTCACAAACCAGCGTACCGGATTCCTTCAGCCTATGCCCCCCGTTTGTCCTCTCCTCACACACCGAACAACACGGAGACGCCAGGGTCTCAACCATACGATCACTTCCACTTGGTCTACTCACAATTCACCTGCCTTTCTAATTCCAGTCAATAATACAGACTCTAGGGTTTCCATCGTCACTGTTCCACGCGGATATATGTCTGCCTCCGCGATAAACTTTTCGGAAAGACTTCTCCAGCATCTGATCGATGTTAAAGATCAGCGAATCCTGCGCTTTGATAAATTTAATCTGTTCAGGTGTCAACATATCTTTTCCTTCAGATATATCGAGACGATGTCTGCGTCGTCTACTCACAGCTCACCTGCCTCTCTGGCATCAAAGTACCTATCATATCGTTTACTGCACTCAGCAACGGGCATCCTTCTCGTTAGCGCCCTCCGCCACAATTTGAACAGTTTCGCCACCATTCCAGCGTGACGCATCTTACTCCTCTGTCCTCTCGGTTTCGTATTCTTACTCGTCATTATTTGATCTCCTTTAATTCACCTACATATTTAAGATAAAATACATTCCACTCTGCTGGTGTGATGAGCCCTACTGACAACATCGCCTTGAGAACTCCGCTACGATAATATTTACTCTTTCTTGTCTTGAGTATCCCTTCAGTCGTATGCAGGTCTACTCTATGATCATTGTCGCTTACTCCTTTTCTGATAAGGCTCATAATACGCTCCTCGCATAGATAAACTTCAACTGCTTCGGCTTCATGTAATCACTCTTGAGCAGGGAGCACCCGATATGACTCTCCCATCCCATATACCGATAAGTCTGTCCACCCCTCGGACCATACCCAACAAACTCAGTCTCAGGACGATTGATCTGATCCCTCACCCAATCCACCGCATCAACTGAACTGGGCGCCAGGACAACAATCACTGCCTCAGCTACCGTAGCGCACCGCTGACTATCATTGAACTTAATCTCAACAGGCACCCGGTACATCCTCTTGCCCTGGTAATCATCTACCCTACGAGCTCTCAGCATCACCGTTCTCCTCCACCGCGAACCTCTCGGCATCAAAGAAATCCACCAGTGTTGTCTGGTGCGTCACATTAAAAAACATCACAACATCCTGGCCGCGATTATCCTTCTCTATTTTGTAGAAAGCATCCGGCCCGATAGCTTTCGCATGCCTGTCAATCTTGTCCAGATCATACGCCATATTATTCTCCTCTTATGATAACAAAGTGTCGCTGATCCCGGCCGAAAACCTTCACAGCCCTGACAGCATTCTCGTTTGCATTGTGATCATTGATATAAACGACAGCATCCAGGTTATCACACTTCATAAGATCCTTGATAAGCTTTCTGACTGTTAACTGTTTTCTACCTGCCATAATCCACCTCCTATACTACGAGATCCCAACACGTCCTCGGCATACACTCTCCGACTCGGCATCCGGTTTCTCTGTATCGTTTGACTTCTTCTTTTCCGTAGAATCGTTTGCACACGAAGCAGTACACACCCTCGTTTCGTCCAGACCAGTACACCTCATACACAGGACGAACTTTTTCTCGTTCTCCGCAACTGGGGCAACATAATTTCGACATGATCCACCTCCTTGTTATTGGTTAATCCTTCAATCCGACTCCCTCTACCTCTGATAAGGTTTCACCCGGGGGAGCCGAACAAAAGAATCAGTAGCTCCTTTAACGTGACACTGAGCGCATTGTCCACCTACTTATGGTTACTTATTTAACTGTCCCATATGCCGCTATCTTTTCAGCAGACAGAAACGGCCCGAATTTATGAGTATGCCTGAACCAAGTCCTCCTGGTCAACCTATGCCGCACCGCCTGCTTCCAGATAGGATTATAATCCCTGTCCCACCTGAACCATTCGGCATCGCCCAGCCACACTTCACACACTTCCTTGAGCGCCAGGAAGAATCTCACATCATGATAGTGCTTTCCCGATCTGAACCCTCTCAGTGCATGCGTAAACTCATGAAGCACGCAATCTGTAATCCCGTGCCAGTCATCTCTGCTGATACTCATCTCAGACCAGAAACCCCAATAGGATCTCCTGTAGCTACATTTACTCCCTTGGTTCCAAGTCACCTTCACATGAGGAACCGGTATCTTGAAATGCTCACTCAACAACTCGACAGCATCTTGAATCTCGTCGACTCCTATCTCATGCTTCTCTTCCTTCAAGTAAGTCACTTGCATGCCGTCCTTCCCTGCCAGGTTAAATCGTTTCGGACTCTTTCGAATTCATCAAACGCTGCGTGGTCTCGATCCGTATAGATTCCAAGAAGCGCACCAAACATCGGGATTGTTTCTGTGCGTGTCTTCCAGGTTCTCCGGTCTGTTTCTCCTACATGCTCTTCGGCGTGATCAAGAGCCTCGTCAACCGTTGCGAAGTAATGAGGATGCTGACTCCCCTGACGTCGTCCGTAGATCCCGTCACACCCATGATCCTCAAATGTCATCTGCTTTGCTCCACAGGCATCTACAGTCCTTTCGATAATAGCGTAGTACTCGACTACCCTATCGTCTAGCGGTATGTCTGCGAAATTGGTAGAAAAGTAATAAACTTTCTGGCCCTTCGTGAAACGCTTTCCCATGTCGTCCTCCTTATTTGAACCTAGTTTGACAGGTCGTTCACTCCTTGTCAACAAAATAACGACAAAAAGCACGATTTATTTTCTTCACCTTTTCTTCACTTCCCCTTGACACCTTAACCCAATCCCATATATCCTTGATAATGACGCAACACCACGCAGTCGCCCTCCTGCATCTGAGGGCTCGCCGTTTGCCTTCAAGAGGAACAACACGATAAAATTATGTCCAAACACAAAATCGAAATCGCCAACCCGTACCCGGGCGGATCTACCTACACTTCCCCGGCCAAGGCCCACAGCTATATCCAAGCAAACAAAGCCTATTTCCTCCCTGACGGCCGACTCAAGTTCTACCGCACCAACGCAGCCAGGCGAGCCCTCAGCGACGTCTACGACCGTCCTATCGCAGGTATCAGGATAGTCGACAGCTTTACATTTCCACACACTCAATTCATCCCCATAAACCCAACCGAGACGTAAAATGTGCTACACTAATGACGAAATCCGAGCCATGTTTAACGCAGACTCCCGAAACCCTTATTACTCAGTATCTTCCGGCCACTCTCGCCCAGGTCACTACACATCACACCTCCTGGACCAGGCATCACGACGAGCCGCCAGGCAAACACAACCATGCCCTCCAAAGGGTGAAGAAAAGGTGAAGAAATGAGCAGCGCTGTCGATATCGAGCAAGAAAAGATCGATAAATTCATTGAAGAAATTGTAGGAAGCGGTCTTCAAGTCAACCAACAGGGCTTTTTGATAGCCCTAGTGGAGTGTTTTGGTATAATTACCCAGGCTGCGGAGGCTGCAGGGGTCGCTTGGACGTCACATTACCACTGGATGAAGGCCAGTGTGGAGTATGCGGCCTGTTATCATCTCGCGGACGAGCTGGCCAAGTACAGACGGCTTCACGAGGCGTATCGTCGTGCGTCACAAGGAGTTACGGAAGATATCTACTATCAAGGCGAGGTTGTCGGGCAGAAGCAGGTGTACAGCGATAGTCTACTGAACACTATCATTAAGGGTGATTTCAAGAAACGGTACGGGGATTCACAAGGCACACACGAGGTTGAGAAGGAAGACGCGATCCTCAAGAAGATGCCTGGACGTGACGAGATGACCGACGAGGATCTAACCGAGCTGCTGACCACGGTCAAAGCCATCAAGGCCGTCCGTGAGCAGGACCCTAATGACTGACATCGCAACCCGCATCAAAGACAACGAGGAGTTCTGGCTCAAGCACCTGGACGAGCTCACAGCCCTCGACGCAGCCCGGAAGAACAATCGCCAGGACGCATTCTTCCTGGACAAAGGAATCTATCGTCGTGAGCTCTACCCCAAGCATGTCAAATTCTTCACTGCAGGCGGCAAACACGAGCCGATGGACACATGTCCACCGAATTGCGACGGATCAGCTCACAGGGAACGCTGTCTCCTTGCAGCTAACAGAACAGGCAAGACAATCGCAGCTGCCTTTGAGATCACCCTGCATGCCACTGGACTTTATCCTGACTGGTGGCCTGGACACAGATTCAACAAGCCCATATTGGCCTGGGCAGTCAACGATTCTTCTTACAACGTCCGGGACGTGAACCAGTTCGAACTCCTGGGCGCCTGGGATAAACTCGGTACCGGCATGATCCCGCACCGATACATCTCAGGAGCTCCACCAAGACGAGCCGGAATCCCCCGGGCCTACGAATCAGTCGACGTCAAACACGTCAGCGGAGCCAACTCAACCATCATCTTCAAGTCATACGAGCAGGGCTGGGCTGCATTCACCGGACGTGCAATCGAATTCATCTGGTGCGATGAGGAACCTCCCGAAGATGTCTATGCCGAATGCTGTGTACGCACCATGACAACCAAAGGCCAGATCGCTCTCACATTCACTCCGCTCCAGGGCGTGACAGAAGTAGTCAAAGGTTTTCTCGAATCATATAAAGGAGTAGTCTAATGCCAGGTAGCTCACACGACCGTGTCAAGCTCGGCAACACATCTCAGTCCGAGGTAGGCGAATTCCAGATCAAACAGGCAGTCATCGACGAAGACACTGCCGGCGACCAGGAAATAGTAGCAGCTGTGGAAACCAAGAAGATCCGCGTTATCGGTATCCACTTCGCTCCACTGGTATCGGATCTCGCCCTCACCTGGAAGAGTGCATCGACAGCCCTACTCCCGGCCGCGACCTGGCTCGCAGGCTCAGGACATTCAGACTACTGGGGTCCGAATGGTTTCTTCTTCGAGACTGTAGCCGGTGAAGCCCTCAACCTCAACCTCGGTGGCAGCGTCCAGATCGGCGGCTGCATTAATTACATAGAGGTGTAATGCAAACACTATTTCAAGCACCAGAACGGAACTACAATGATTATCAAGCTGATGAAACTGTCAACTTCGATGATCTGACTACTAATGACGTTAAGGCCATCTTTGATATTGTATCTATCCTTTCTGTGGGTGCTTTCTGCGATATTACTATTGAAATATCCAAGGATAGTAATGTCCTCTGTCGAACAGTTCAACGCTTTGATGAGGTCGGGCAATTCGTAGCGGGGATGAGTTACGGTGATAACTCCGGGCAACAGTGCCGGATTATTGCGAATATGAATGGACGTATGAGGGCAAGGTTTAGAGTGGCCTCATTTGCTCAAGGCGAAGAAATACCAGAGGTTATATTATAATGGCGATTACTGTCATTGGATCTGTCGAACTTGAAAACTCTGACGCAAAGGGTGTCGATGGTTCCTTAACTGTAGGTAGTGTAGCGGTTGATGCACTTACCGATGGTATGGGAGTTGTAACTGTTGGAATAGCTTCAGGTTCCACTTTTGTCATTTCGGGTGTAACTTGGAATGGCGTTTCCATGACTCGTGCAGTTGAAGCCATTCATAGTGCAAGCGATTTAGTTACAGAAATGTGGTATGTGCTTGAGTCGGATGGAACGATAGACGATGGAACCTATGACATAGTAATCACCTTTTCCTCTCCAGCGGGTACTGCTGGTAATTCAACTCGTGTTGGGGTGGAGTGGTTTAGCGGCGTTGACCAGACTGCACCACTAGACGATATAAGCGAATACGACAATCAAACTAGCGCTACTGTTAATGATGTTGTGGTAACTCCATCTGAGGGTGGAGAATTTTGCGCAGCCGTTACTGTCAATAAAGCAAATGGTATAACATCTGTTTCAGACAGTGCATTTGGTGGAACGCTTGCAACTACTTCATGGGATTCGGGTGGTAATGGTTGTTGCACTAATTATGATATTCCAGTCGGCTCAGGGGATAAAACCCTAACGCATACATATACCCAAACACAGCCGTGGTGCGGTTGCGGTGCAACATTCAAAGAGGCGGGGGGAGCGGCACCGTCAACGGACAACTCAGTACTCAAAATGATGGGAATGGGAGATTAAATATTATGGCAGACAATGTACAACTTGACGCAGGAACTGGCGGCGAGGTTTGTGCCACCGATGACTGTGGCGCTGCTGGACAAGTCCAGCGGGTGAAACTCTCCTATTCTGGTGACGGTGTCGCAACCGGCATACTGGCAGACGCCAAAGGGCTGGAGGTGCAACAGCCAACCGCAGCAGACCTCAACATGACTGAAGCCAGTGCGGCCGCGATTAAAACTGCTGTTGAGATAATGGACGACTGGGATGAGTCGGACAGGGCGAAGGTTAATCCCATTGTCGGCCAGGCTGGAATTGCCGCTAGTACAGGTGTTGATGGCGTGACAGTTCCACGAGTGACGCTGGCGACAAATGTTCCATTACCAGCCGGCACCAATGCCATTGGTAAACTCGCAGCGAATACCGGTGTTGATATCGGTGATGTCGATGTTCTCTCAAGCGCACTCCCGGCAGGTGCAGCCACTTCAGCACTTCAGCTTGCGGACGGTCACAATGTCACAGTAGACAATATATCTACCAATGAAGTATTTGTCAGGGGGTCACAATCCGCTGGAGCCGCCGTAGATGGCGAGGTAGTGACGGTTCAGGGAATCGCTAGTATGACTCCTATAGCGACAACTGAGAGCAGCCCGATCGCCGGGTTTGCTACTGAAGCCAAACAGTTAGCCGATGGGCATAATGTCACTATCGATAATGCTGCTGCCGGTGCTGCTGTAAACATTCAGGACGGTGGAAACGTCATAACAGTAGACGGCTCTGTTACCGCAGACCTCGGCTCTAACAACGATGTCGTGGTAGCTGGTGATGTAGCCCATGATGTAGCAGACTCAGGCAATCCGACCAAAGTAGGGTTCAAGAACAAGCTCTTCGACGGCACAGCCCCAGGCACAACAGTCAGCGCAGAGAATGACAGGGTTGATGGTATCGCAGACGGTTACGGTCGTCAGTATGTAGAAACAACCCATCCATTCCGGTGGGATGCCGTAGGCGACTACAGTTCAGCCCAAACCAACGCCACACTCAAAGCAGCACCAGGGGCGAATTTAAGTCTGTTCATCACAGACATCGTAATAAGCAACGGAGTCACCACTGGTGGAGCTACTGGTTATATCTCACTACTTGACGGCTCTGGCGGCTCAGTAAAACTGAAGATCTTTCCTGGTGCCTATGGTGGTGCTACCATACATCTTAAAACTCCAATTAAATTAACTGCCAATACATTACTGGCTGTGACCAGTACGACCGTCACTTACCACAGCATTATGGTTAGCGGCTACACAGCAGCAGTGACCGGAGGAGTCTAATGACTTTATTACTTGTGATTAATCTTAAATTCTCCTGGGGAAGTATCGACGCACCATCTGGAAATCCCTGGTATCAGTACGCGCAACAGAATTAAGGAGATACTATGCCTGATCTATGGATGGATGTAGATGCAGCCTTGTCGGAAGTACCCGTATGCAAGGCGGCTCTGATAGACGACACTGATTTTAAGGCCCGAGAAGAGTCGGTCACATACGATCAGGCTGGTCTGGATCTGTTGTGGAACTTCGTAACGACCGCAGGTGTGATGAGCCAAACCGCAGTAACCCCTACCGATACCGGTGGAGACTACGACTGGGTGAACCAGGGCAACGGGATGTACTCAATCGAGATCCCTGCCGATAGCGGAGCTTCAATCAACAACGACACAGAGGGGTTTGGATGGTTCAGTGGATACGCTACAGGAATCCTACCCTGGATCGGACCTGTTATAGGTTTCAGGGCTGCTGCACTCAACAACGCTCTTATCGACGGCGGTGACACTCTTGATGTTAATGTAACTGCAATGGCGGCGAATGCGGTCACTGCTGCTGCTATAGCCGATGCCGCAATCGACAACGCTACTTTTGCTGCAGATGTGGGCAGTACCGCTTATGCCACGAACATCATCGCACTCGCAGTCCGCAAGGTCCTGGATGAAATCAAGCTCGATCATCTTGTGGCTGTAGCCGATGCAGATGATGTAGTAGATAGCTCAATCATAGCCAAACTTGCATCCAAGGGCGCAACGCCGGACTGGAGTACATTTGTCAATACCACAGATTCTCTTGAGGCTGTCAGGGATGCTATTACAGATGCCAATCCTCAGAATCACTCAGCGGCGGCTAACAACGAAACAACCGGTACTCTCGAATCAGGGACGTATGCTGACACAGCTTCTGTTAATACCACATACTATCAAACCGCTCCTGCCGGCGCCGCTGTGGGAGGTTTTGGACTTAACGTAGACCTGACGTTTAATATTGGTACCGGGCGGGTTCCAGATCAAATTACAGTGACGGGTTACTTCGGCTCTGGTGCGCTTAGAACAGTACAGGTTTGGGCATACGACTATAACCTAGCCGCATATGTCCAATTATCCAGTTCGGCCAACGACTTCAATAACGGTGTCGCCAATCAGACATTCCAATATCCGTTAACAAACAATATGCGCCAGGTCAGTGATGGCGAGGTTAAGATTAGATTCACTTCAGAATCTATCACTGTAACAGATGACTGGTATTGCGATTACGTTAATATAACATCAGTCGCTCAAGAGGCTGCAGGGTTAACCGCCGACGCTATACAAGAAGCCGTATGGAGTCGTGCAGATTCTGGACATGATGAAAACACGCTTGGTTATAATGTATCCAAACAACATCTTGTACACGGTGATATCGCATCAGCTACCAGTGCCTCGCAGTTCATTCTCGATACCGGAATAGGTAACAACGACGCTTACAACGGTATGGTTATAGTCCTGGAAGACGCGACAGATAGCCATTCTGAGGTACGGCGCATTGTCGACTACATAGGCGCAACCAAGGAAGTGTTTGTCGATAGAGCGTTCTCATTCACTCCTGTTGCAGATGATGTTTTCTATATCATGAATGCCGCATATGCCGATGTGAATGTGACTCATGTCCAGGCGACAGCACAAACAGCACTGGATCTCAATGACATACTAGATGACACAGCTGAAATCGGTGCTGCCGGTGTCGGTCTGACTGAAGCTGGTGGGGATGGCGACCACCTTACAGAAGCTGGAGGCGACGGAGATCATTTAACCGAAGCCGGTGGCGATGGTGATCATCTCACTGAGGTTTCTCCTGCTGACGCCAGTATAAGCTCATCTACATATGCCGCCAATGCCCGGGACGCTGCGGGACAAGCTGCAGATGTCAGTAACGAAAATGCCGATGCCCTCCTGGATCGCGCTAACGGTATTGAAACCAGTTATACACCTCGTCAGGCTCTTCGTCTTATCCTGTCCGCTCTGGTCGGTAAGCTCTCAGGAGCCGCTACGACAACAGTAGCGATTCGAGATATCGGTGACAGTAAAGATCGCATCACAGCAACAGTTGACGCAGACGGCAACCGTACAGCTGTCACTCCAGACGCCACATAGGAGATAGCATATGTTCCCGAGACGATATTTTGCAGGCCGGTACTTCGCTCCCAGGTTCTTTCCTGAATCTGCTGGAGGAGAAGCTGCTACAGGTAATCCCATCATGACACCCATGCGTGGTCTTTGGTATCCGTTATAGGAGGTTAGAGTAATGAAGAATATCCTACTTAAACTAGCTCGATGGATCTTTACACGCTACGGGATCGAGTGCTTTTTTGTTACCCCGGCTATCAGACTGATAATCAAAGCCGCGTCGTCTTTCACAGACCAGTTCGATCCGTACAGCAAGGAAGGCGAGTGGAAACGTCACCAAGTCTACGGTCGTCTTGTTAAGCAATTCCCAAAATCAGATAGGCGAGATATATCATTGGCGATAGAGTTGGCGCTCCCGCCAAAAGGAGAAAAGTAAAGTGAAAAAGTTATTTGCAATACTGATTATGGCGTTGCTGTTTACGCCTAGTGCTTTCGCGACAGACGATACCGTCAGGCAGACCACTGCCATGAGCACCCAGGACACCCGCATTATAGATTTCAAATGGGTGGGCGACTCGTCTGCAGGTACCGTTACCAGTACCCAACTCGATCAGAATCTATACAATAGTATCGACGGTTGGTATCTCGTCGCCGTGATGACTGATCCTGGTGCCACAGCTCCTACAGATGATTATGACCTGGTGATCAACAACTCCAGCGGTCTTGATATGATGGACGGAAACCTGACTGATCGAGACACCGCCGACACAGAGATAGCTTATGCAGATACACTCGCCAGTGTAGTCGATAGCCGCTTTACTGTAGTTTGGTCTAATCAGACCGACGCCGGTGCTACCGGTACTATACGGATGTATTTCTCCATGCGGCCGGCTCCCGGTGTAGTTACCATAGCTGCTGCAGCAGGCGGATCTACTGAAGCCAAGCAGGACGCTGCTAATGCTTTACTAACCACAATAGATGCTGATACTTCTGTTCTCTTCGGTACAGTAGCAGGTTCTGAGCAGCAGGTTGATATTGTAGCTGCCCTACCAGCCGGTACAAACGCCATAGGAAAGCTTGCTGCCAACTCAGGTGTGGACATAGGAGATGTGACAGTTGACAATCTTGTAACCGACGTTGCCGTTGATGCAGCCCAGACCAATAATCCCGTTTATACAGGTGGGATCTTTGAGACAACCCCCACTGTTATAGAGACCGGTGATGCTGGTGCATTACATCTGGACGCTAATCAAGCTACACTTGTAGCGAATGCTTATGACCCATGTCTTAACAGTCCTAAGATCACACTCCCAATAAATCAGGCGGCAACTGCAGAATTAATAGCGCAGGTTGCCGGTCAGAAGATTTATATCTGTGGTGGGATGTTAGCCACTGACGCAGATGAAACAGCGCAGTTTGCTGAGGGTACCGGTACAACCTGTGGAACATCTCGGGGTCTTCTTACTGGCGTGATCTCACTACCAGCTGACGGTAACGGATTTCTAATTAATGATCTCCAGACCAACACCGCAAATGAGGATCTCTGCTTACTACAGGGCGGCACTGCAAATGTTGATGGGTGGATAACCTATGTTCAGAAATAAACTGCTCACAGCAGTACTGATTCTCTGTTTCGCAGTTCTGGTGTGGGCTGCTGCTGGACAGGGATTTTTAACAGTAAGACCCGATGCTCGGTTTGGAGCTGATTATGTGCTTATATCCGATACTGGTTCCGTTATGCGCTCAAGGGCTGAGAGGTTTACCATGCCCGGAAGCGGACCATATAACATAACGGAAATCGGTGCTTACCTGTATGAAATTGCCACAGGAACTCTCGGTGCAAAGTTCGCTATATTCACGGATGATAATGTTAATGACTGTCCTGAGGATATGGTTGAAAATTCAGAATCCACTGAGGTTACAATCGACGGCAGTTCCTATACACTTTATTATCATACTTACGGGACTCAACCCCAACTAACGGGCGGAACTGATTACTGGCTTGCGATGATAGGTGAGTCCGGTAGTAATGATATGAGGTTAAGCGCAGACACTACGGGTGGACTATCTCTTAGGACAGATGTAACCTACTCCACTTGGCCTACGGAGCCTGATTGGGAAACCAATACATCCGGCGTTTATACTACATCACTCTATGCTATTTATGAGGCTGCTGCTGGAGGAAGTGGTGATTCCGGAATATTACTTTTGGGGGTAGGCAATTAATGAAGAAACTATTACTCGCACTGATGCTCTTATTCGCTGTTCCGGTACTTGCAACTGAGTATGACGTGATTGCGGCTGGCGGTGGAGATTACACTACGATTCAGGGCTGTGCCACTGCTGCTGTCGCTGGAGATACCTGTTGGATCTTCAACGGTACTTATGATGAACGTCCGACTCCAGCTAACTCTGGTACAAATGGTAGTCCCATCTCTTTCATCAAGGAACCGGGACAATCTCCGGTTGTCAGAAACTTCAATATCGGCTATCGGGATTGGATTGTAATTGACGGTTTGGCCTTTACTCATTCAGGCATGACGGATGATAGCCTAGAGAGTATTACTGTTTCGACCTCAGAGTATAATACCATACAGAACTGTAGCTTTACTGACACCACGGCGGGAGGAATTAGAGGTAATCAATTTAGCGGTAGGGCGAAGACTATCTACCTTCATGTGAAGGACAATACGTTTAACGGGATAGGCGATGCCAACACCGGTTCTCCCGACTATACAGGTGGACGTTCTATCGGCATTGCCTGTTGGTGTGACAATGCTCTTATTGAAGGCAATGATATTCAACACACAGCCGACTTCACGAATATCTTTGGTGAGTATAATGTTTTAAGAAATAACACCTTCCATGACTCTCTTGAGAGTGAGACTTCTGGTTATGATGGTACTCCAGCTTCAGGAACACATATAGATGGCTTTCAGTCTTACTGTACAGGTACAAATCCTGCTGCTCAAGCGGCTGATTATCTACTGATTGAGAATAACTATATGTACGATGTGCCGGACTACAACGTACACTTTGGCCTGATAAATATAGGAGCAGATAGTTGTGGTGGGCTTACAAATATTATCATTCGATACAATAATACCTATAATATAGGTAGTAGCTTCTACCTGACTGACGGCACCGCAGCAAGTTCTCAGCAGAAGTACAAGATGTACAATAATACCTTAGTGTCAAGTGCGGTGGTTGGAACATCCGCCTTTACATTAGCCAAATCTGAGAATTCGAGTGCACTTAATAACCTGATGTATGATGCTCAGTCCGGTTCTCCCTATATTGGTTTTGGAATCGGCACTAATACAGATCATGACTATAATCTTGCTTTTCAGACCGGAGGGACAAGGACATGGGTTTCTCCCATATCAGACGAAGCGAATGCGGTTCTGAATGACAATCCGGACTTCACGAATCCGGCCTCTGACTGGACCTTGCAAGCTGCCTCTCCTGCCATCAATACAGGCGGACACTTAACCGAGGTAGCTGCGGGTGATTCAGGTAGTGGCACATCTCTTATTGTGGATGATGCCAGTTTCTTTCAGGACGGTTGGGCTGGTATTGATCCAGATCAGATTGCTGTGGGTACTGTAGGGAATACGGCTCAGATCTCTTCCATAAATTACGGCACTGATACGATAACACTATCGGTAGGGATTACCCGAAGTGAGGATGATGAGGTTTGGCTCTACAAAGACTCGTCCGGCACAGTTGTACTTCTAGGAACTGCTCCAGAGATGGGCGCTTTTGAATATACTCCAGCCGCACCTGCTGTTGGAGCGGCTTCAAGCTTACGGATAAGAGGACAATAAATCAAAGGAGCTGTAAATGAAAATTCAGAGAATTGAAATCGAGCCTGCTGACGACGGTGGGTTTATGGTGATTGTACAGCACAAGGCTCCCAAATGTAAGTGCGAAAAAGGTGAGCCGTGCGGCTGTCACCAGGACTACGACAGTCTCCGCAGGAAATCCGTGTTCAATAACCCTGCAGCTCTCGGCAACCATATCAAAGGACTATTCCCTTCCAACGAGTCGGTACAGAAAGAGGGAAAAGAAACATCACATCATTCAGGCGGCTCCCGTCTGGACACCTACGAAAGCTAAGAGGATATTATGATTGGAACAGCACTTGCAGGTAAACGAATGAGGAGAGCAGTGAAGAGTGTAGCATCGAAAGCCCTAAAGGGCAGCAAGGTACCAGGCAAAGGTCCAGGACTAAAGGGAAGAGTTACCATTGGCGTACCTAAACAACGTCTGGGTCCAGGGATCAGGAAACTCCCGGCAAAGCCTATCACCCGCGTAGGTAAACCTGTTTCCAGGGGCAGTGTAATCGGTGGTGCGGCCAAAAAAGTTCTCAGGGCAACAGGGACAGTACCAGCGAGATCGAGACCGGTAGCGAAGCGTTCGGCTCCATCGCGTCCCGGGACAGCCCGTCGCACCCAATCCCGTCCAAGCAGACGCGGACGAAGGTGATCTACAATACCAAGAACCCACTTATCCACTTCATGGATATCTCGGTATACCCGGTCGGAGTGGTGCTTTGCATAGGAATGCAAGGTAAGGATATTGCAAAGGTAATAAAGCGCAGGACCGGATTAAGCCTGTCTCAAAAAGCTATTGACATGCTTACGAAAGTAGACTTCAGCGATTACTTTGGGAGAGTGGTTCCGGTAATCGATGATCATGGTGCTCTCATCCTCGTTGTTACACTCGAATCATTTGAGTGGACCACGATGAACATGGGGTACATAGCCCATGAATTCCTGCACGTCACGTTCGCTATCATGGATCTTGCAGGTATACCGTACGTGAAGGGCGGATCTAATGAGGCGTTTGCGTATTTACACGATGCGCTGACGACGCAGATATTCGGTGTACTGATGCCGAAACCAAGAAAGAAGAAATAATATGCCTGTATCGAGATATTTCGGTGGGAAGGGTGAAGAGGTTATGGAATCTCTTCGCAAGAAACACCCGAAGTGGGACGAGAAGAAATTACAAAGTGTTTTTTATGCCACGGCCACCAAGTACGGTGCAAAGCCTGGACAGACACTGGAAACCAAAGAATCAGAATCCAAGTCGGCAACAGTCATTAACGGTGATTCTCGTTTGGACACAGCGGAAGGATAATATGTCCAAATGGTTCGCTCAAGTATCATGGGATGAGGTTCCACACCTCAGCGCAAAGGACAAGGCTGATCTACTCGCGACTCTGCCACCGTATCAGCGAGAGGCGCGGTCCAAAGGGATACCGTCGCTTGGGTCGGGGCTAATCTATCCTATAGAGGAGTCTGCCATCACTGTTCCGGATTTTCCCATACCTGAACACTATAAAAGAGTCTGGGCTCTGGATGTCGGGTGGAATTGGACTTCTTGTATCTGGGGCGCCGAAGATCCTGATACCGGCGTGATTAATCTGTATTCGTGCTACAAACGCGGCCAGGCTGAGCCTGAGACGCACGCCAAGGCGATAAAGGCGCGAGGAGAGTGGATAGCCGGCGTAGGTGATGCGGCCGCTGTCAATCAAAAAGACGGCAGCAAGATGATTGATATTTACAAGAATGATCACGGCCTGGATATCGAGCTCCCGAACAAATCGGTTGAGGCTGGGATCTATAAAGTCTGGATCGCATTCAACGAAGGCAGGCTGAAGGTGTTTCAGAGTCTGCTACCTTTCTTCGAAGAGCTGAGATTCTACGCCCGGGATGATAAAGGCAAGATTGTAAAGAAAGACGACCATTTAATGGACTGTATGAGGTACCTGGTGATGTCTGGATTAGAGAGAGCCAAGCCGGTACCGCCTAAAGAGAAACCCACAGAAGAATTGGATCACCTGAGAAGGTTCGCAACAACCGAGTCTCTGTCAGGTGGCTGGATGGGACAATAGCATGCCAGAGAAGCCTTATAAATCTGTGATGGAAGAGAAAAGCTGGCGGGATAGTCTTCCCAGTCTCCCTCCGGCGCTATCGGATCTCCTGTTTAGTTTCGGTCCAGATGCTCAAGAGCTCGCTACCATAAAAGAACGCATAACAGGAGAGAAGGCTTCCCCTAGCGGAACTATCAGTGCGCCACAAGGACTGCTTGAGAAGGCTCAAATGACGTATAGGGAGTATGCCCCGGATTTCGTACAAGAGCCTGTAGATTCTGCTTTGAAGCTTGCCACGCTGCTGGGACTGGATGAGCCTGCAGATGCCTATGCCGGTCCTGTTAGAGCTGCTGCCGGGTTGATGAGACTCGGGAAAGTCAGGAAGGTTCCTGGTTCTGGTATCACGTCACCTACGCGGACGTATGACATGGGAGTGACTGCCAAGAATGCTTCAAGAGG